CTTTGCAATACAAACCCGGTTGACTTTCGACCGTTCGGACAATTGCGCTTGAGTCATGCCCTTTGCTTTGCGGATTTCCCGCAGTTTGCAAACCATTCAAAGCCCCCTTTCATTATTTAATTTTATTCATTATTAACAAACACCTACAAACACATTATACACAAATGTAATTAAAAAGCAACACTTTTTTATTATTAAATAATTATTACATTTTTATTACTATATAATTACAATATAAATAAAAAAAATATAACTATATCAATAAACAAAAACATTAAAACCACACACATAACAAAAAAAATATCACAAAACAAATTGTCGGAATTGACAGGGGCAAACCGTGTCACAATTTCCCAATACGAAAACGGGAAGTTCCTGCCATCCGTCCCGGCGTTGCAACGGATCGCCGCCGCATTGGGAACAACCCCGGCGGCGTTGGCGGGAAGCGCCGACGATGAAACCCGGCAACCGATAACGGAAGAAGCGCAAATCATAAGCGGCGGCGTAGACCAATTAACAAAGGCGCAACGGCAACAGGCGCTAAATGTTATTCGGGCAATGTTCCCGGAAAAATTCTCATGAAACAGAAGTTGAAAAAAAGAAAAATCAGTTTCCAAACGTCCATTTTCATTCCCCCACTAAAGAAGAAAGATTCCGCCGGGCAGTTTGAGAGTAAAAGAAAAGCCCGCCCGCTTCAAGCGGGGGCGGGCACATGTTTAGATATTTAATATCTAATATTTGCGGAAAATTGACAGCCCGCAAGCCCTTATTTTTCAATGGTTCCAGCGATACCCCCTAAACCGTGTCCCACATAAACCTAAACCGTGTCCCACATAAACCTAAACCGTGTCCCACATAAACCGCCGCAGCTGCCGGGCAGGTTTTTCCCTTTATTGGTTAGTCCTTATAATCCGGGTTTTTGCCCCTGTGTGTTACGGTCAGCTTGTCTTTTAGTGTGCTGTTTGTCGGTGCCTTGAACCGGGGCAGATTGCATGAAACAGAAGTTGAAAAAAAGAAAAGACGGGCGTTATGCCTGTCGGTACCATAATCAATGGTTTTATAGTTACGATCCCGACGATTGTTTGAAACAACGGGAAGATTTCAAGCAAAAAGAACGGGAAGGGCTAATCATGGCGTATTTCGTGCAGGAATACGCCTTAAATTGGCTTGACAGGTCAATGATTTTATCCGTGTATGATTCCGTGACCGACGAACGGGACGAAACAGAAGCGAAACGGTTAAAAGAAAGTTTGACTACCGAATTGACTACCGACCCATAGCGCAAAACGCACAAAAAGCCCCTTTTTTGACGTTTTGATGCAGGATGATAAAACCCCCGTGCTTTATATTACACGGGGGTTTAAGGGCTGTTTATGTTCGATTAACGATAGATACGGGGAATAGGCTACCAATGGACGGATAACGATTGATATAAAAAGACCGGGGCGGTTGCCCGTCCCGGTTGACTACCGTTTTGACTTCAATTCACTTGATGTGACGTTTGATATAGTCCCGGACAAATCCGGGGGAAACAAGTTCCGAACCGCAGATAATACCCTTGTAAGAAAGTTCATACTTGCAATCACCGTCGTACACTTCCGGGTCGTGTACCCTGTGTGTGACTTTCATTCCGGGGAACTCACACAGCAACTCAACCATTTCTTCATAATCCATAATCAGCGCCCCCTTTTCAATAAAGCCAATATGCGGCATCTTTCAACCAAGGCGCTTCCTGCCGCCGGATCGTTTCAATCTTTCTGTCAATGCGTTTCCGGGTCTTTTCGTCCTCTGCCCGGTTGCGCTTGTTCCACAGGTTGTTAATCCTGTTGCAAGCGATTTGCCGCCGTTCAAGTTCGGCGGGATCGCAATTCATTGCCGCCCATGTCATGCCCGCCGCCCCCTTTTCCATTCGTTCAGCTTGCGAGTGTTTTCCCGCACAATTTCAAGATGTTTTTTAAGTGTAATCATTGCCCTTGCTTCCTTTCTCCCGTTTGGCACGGGCTACAAGCGGCGAACGTGCGCCGCCTGTCTGTCCGGGTCAAACTTCTGTAACCTCACTCCCGCACACATCATATTCAACAACATACGCTTTTGAAGACCAATACTCGTTGTTATCCGGCATTTACATTGTAACTGTATAGCTACACAATGTCAATAGGAAAGTTGCGAATTAAATACATTTATTTCGTCAAAAATGGCAAAATAAAAAAGCCGCCGGAAAACCCGGCGGCGTGCGCTTACTTTTTCATATATTATTCATCCTTCCAAGGTCCTACATAGGTCTTTGCCCTGTTGCTGTCGCCAATCCCGGCGGTTGTCGGGTCGTTGACAATTCCGAGGATCACAAGCACGACAAACACGGCGTCAACAACGGCGCAAAGCTTGCCCGAAAGGGTTGACAGGTCAAGGGTATAACCGAATAACGCCGCAACCGCTTGAATAACAAGCGCAATTGCGGGAATAATCGCCATCCAAAAGGCTTTGTTTGCGATACGAACACGCCAATTTATCATTATAGAATCATCCTTTCATAAGATCATCAAGACGCTTGTGCGCCGACTTTGCCGACGCTTCGATTTCTACGACCTTTTTTTGCAGGTCGGTAACGTCCGCACGGATTCCCCGGTTTTCAAGTTTGATTTCGTCAATGCTCGATCTGATATACCGAATATCTGCGGTCATGGTAGCCCGTTCCGTTGCGCTTGCGGTTGTGTCCTGTGTAGCATTGCGCCGGAATGATAGCCACGTAAACACAAGCGCAATAGCTGAAATCGCCAACGGCGCAATTGCTTCAACGCCCATACTGTCAACCCCCTTCCCTTGTTTTTGTCGCTTGTGGGTATTGCTTGATTAACGCATCCGCTTGCGACCCGGTAACACGGGGGACTGTGACAGTATAATATATAACGGGTTGCGCCCCGTTAAGCGCTGTTTGTGTTTTTGCTCCGGCGATCCCGTCAACGGTTAAGTTGTGGTCTTTCTGAAAAGCTTTAACGGCGGCGGCGGTCTTGTCGCCGTACTTCCCGTCAACCTTCCCGCAATCATAACCCAATTCGTTAAGCCGGGTTTGTAAGGTCTTTACATCAGCGCCGGACGATCCTTTTTTCAATGTCTTCACTTTCGGCGTTTCCTTTACTTCTTCTTTGACCGGGGGCGTGTACGATTCATCACAACAGACAGGCAACGCCCAATGTGTCCACTTGCTGTTTAGTTTCGTGAAATGTTGCACGCCGTTTTGACATTCAACGGTTTCGTTGTTGTAGGCAAATCCTACATGAATCATTTTACCGCCCTTATATTGGAAAACACATACAAGCGTGTCTTTGGGCATTGTGGAAATTTTGCCTTTGGCTTTCCAATTCTTTTCCGTGTTCCATTGCGAATTTGACCCAACCCCGGCAAGCTTAAACCCGAACACTTGAAGTAAGACCCAATACACAAAGCCCCGGCAATCAAAAAAACGTGTCCGGCACTCTATCGGATACCACTTGCAACCCGTGCAAGATTTGCCCGATTGCAAGTATTGGCATTTGGTTTTTATGGTTGGATGGTCTGCCCCCTTGCTATTGTAGTACGCCTTTCGATTTGCCGGAGTACACAATTCGCCCATTGCCCCGAATACATACGCCCAACCAACGCATAGCATTGCAACAAGGAAAGCCGCATACGGAAGCGGGAAATTCTTTTTATATTCCTCTATTTGTAGCTTGACATAATCTGCCGAATACATCGAAAAAGCCCCCTATTTTGCGTTATCCACAGGTTTATGCACACCAAAACAAAAAAGTTATTAACAATGTATGTAATGGTATGATTACATAACCATATATGAAATGTAGCCAATTAAATACGGCGAATATGTGTAATATGGTAAGTTTTTATACCAAGGTTTTCCACAGAAACCGCCTGTCGTTTGCCAAACGTGTATTTATTCGGCTACACTATTAACCGGGCTAAAATCGCCTAAAAATGCCATTAAAATTGATTGTCAAGTTTATTTGACAAACGGGTAAACCTATGAAAATGGGGTTGCGGCAAGTTATCCACAACCCCCGGTTATCACTTACCCGTGCGGAAAATATGCTTGTTAATCTCCCGCCGCCGGGCTTTTTCGATTGCTGAAATCTGCCGTTTATTCGTTTCGTTCTTCCCGGTTGTCGTGATCCTGTCCCGTGCGATTTTCAGATTATCAACGTTCACGCAATCACCCCATTATTGATTTTTTGCATAGAGGACATATACATACATTGCGATTTTTGCCGCAGTTGAGTTGCTATTCTTCATTTGAACATATGCCGTAGTGCTGTTACGCAAATAACACATATTGTATGATATAAGCGAACTACCAACGCCGCTACTTGTTGCGTTTCTGATTTCTACGCCAACAATACCGACCGCCGTATATCCTGTTTTCTGTGAAATCGAAAAATCCGACGTAATAAAACCGTTTGCTGAAATCGTTTTGTTGTCAAACAGTTTGACCCTTTCAACGGCGCACAAAGACGACAGCGCATCCGTTACGCCAATGTTCTGTTGCACTTGCGCCTTTTGCGCCGCTGTCAGCGCTTGCGCCGAAATTGTAAGGACATTCATCCTCAACTTGTCCTTGAGGTTTTCGCCGTAAAGGACATTGGCAACCGCCGGGACAGATGTGTTAATAAAATACTCTATGCCGTGATCGGATACTGTGTAATTACCTTCAATGATCGTTGCTTCCGAATAGGGGGAAAGCGCAACAAAATAAATGTAATTGGTATCAACAATATAATCAACGCCGTAACTTATGACCGTTTCAAGGTTTTCTTCCGAATATCCCATCCTGTCAATACGGCGGTAAAGGGTCTTTGTGTTAAGGTCGATTTCGTCCTTAACGACGCCAACGGAACAAAGCCCATACGGGAAAAATACCATTGCTTCCGTCAAGTCGATAATGCTAACGCTATAATCCTCAAAGGTTGCGGGCGGGTTGTCCACCCAATCAGACCATGTTGCGAAAATATAGGTCGTTGCGTCCGACCCCGTGACGTAAACAAACCCGTCCGACGGGACATTGAAATAACCGTCCGAATCAACGGAAACAATTTCGGTTGTACCGCCGATTGTTTGCGAAAATGATACCGCAGTGAAACTGCCGCCGATTTTATACCCGTAATCGTCCGAATACTTGCACACACGGGCATAACCGACAGTTTTATTAAACAGATTCCAACCCGTGCTATTAAAGGACGATGGCGTTGCGTTAACGATTGTTCCCCGGTTTTCCTTGACATAAACAACAACGATTTCGTCCCCGGCAACAGGCGTCCCGCTTACGGTTATACCGTACAAAGCGGGGTCGGCGCTCCATGCGCTACCGCTATACGTAAGTGTTATTGTGCCGCTTGCTAAAACGTATTCGACAAACGTATCACGGTCAATCGTTGCGGTTATGTTGCTCCCGCTTGCGGGGATAACGCTCATATCAATAGATTCGGAAACAGCGCCGGAAATAACGGAATTACCTTCGATAGACGATAAAAAGGCGCTACCGTCTTCAATTGCCGCACCCCCGCCGGACATACGTTGCACAAACTCGCCGCCGACCAATTGGGCAACGCCGCTTGACAGGTTGTCAGCAAGCGGGACTTCGTTAACCTGTGTGTTCCGGGTTTCGGGGTCGGGGGAAATGCCGTTGATTGTAAGCGGCGGTTTGTGCATTTCCGTGTCAATTGTATCAAAATTCGCATTGAAATCTGATACATTGTAACGGTCACCCTTACCGGGTTTAATCAGATTAAAAAACGGTG